ACGAGCAGCGAAGTGCGAGTAAATGCCTGGGCCAAAGTCTAAACTGGCTCCACGAAACGCAGAATACTTATTCGATGATATCGCTTCACCGACCGTATCATGCACTCGCAAAAATGAACCAATAACAGGCAAATCTCCACACATCGGTGCTAAGCCCCGGGCAACCCCCCGTTGATATGCGCAACGCTTGCGCACCGGGGGAGGGTTAACCGTCCACCATAGTTTCGCCAAAAGCCTGCCCGGTTTTGGTACAAACCCCATGGTGGTGCCGTCAGAAACCCAAATGCCAGAGATAAAGGAACAATCAAACGGTGAAGCGAGTTTTCGTGCCTCGGGTACTATGCCGTACTCACACTCCATAGCCAACATCAAACCATCGTCAAAATCGGTTCGGCATGCAACTAACACATCATCACCAGCTGCAATGATCTGTGCAACCAAACCGAGACGACGGCAAACGTCGGCGGAGATTAAAGCGCGTACAATAGTATTACCGAGGGTAGTGTCATTATGGCCCGATTTAACGGTACCTTCGACCCTATACGAAATCCCGCCCTCTGCAAAGTTCGCAGTCCCGCGAACCGACCAACAGCTGGCAATCATAGAGGCTAACGTCAAGTCAAGCTCACGATAAACAGCCAACCGTAAATCCAAATGCTTCCGCTGCATTGTCCCATCCCAGTTCTTCCCATCACTCTCCCAAAACGTGAAGTACCCATTGTCTAAGCAATCGGTCATCCAATCAGCAATGGCTTTAGAGTTCATGCCACAGGCGGCGGTAATCCGCACGCCAGGGTAGACCTCATAATTACTCATCGCATGAAGGACGGCGTCTTGCGCGGCAGAGACCATAGGCCCCAGACAACCCTGGGTTTTCAAATTGACATACATCTGTATCAGCCGAGCACGGCTGGGGACGTTAGTCAATGCTTCACGCTTAATCATCGCCTTAACCCGCGAAAAGGCGATGTCGTCAGACAACATAGAGGATAAAATATCCTGCTGCTTGCGAATAGGCCACTTGGCCAGCCAAGTATCAAAAGAAATGCGGGGATGCAAATCAAACTCGGCTCTCGCAAATATGCCCAACACACGCGACGCCATGAGCATGGCTTCAAAGTCAGCTGTAATGGCCGGTTGCACCACGCCGTGCCTTAAGCGGAGGGCTGTTTCCGCATTACAAAGGCACTTGCGCGCTACAAAAGGTACCGACCCTGCTAAACCCATCAGGGACGCTCCCTTGCTAGCAGCACCGAGGCAAGCCTGTGATCTACGAAAAGTCTTGGCTGAAACGTGCGCACCAAAAGGGCGCTCGCTAACTCCACAACAAATCGTATTAGTCACCAACTCGCCTTGATAAAC